TGGAAAGAGGATGCCAGATCCAAGGGTGATTCAATTTCGTACCCCGCAGTACACACTTTTACTGTCCTCACACCTTGAAGCAATAGAACATGCTTTATACACGTGGACTGGCGATCCATACATCCGATCGGGGCTGCCTGTAATTGGAAAAACATTGAACCACATAACACGTGGTCAAATGATCAGGCGAAAAATGTTAAGATTTAAACACTGTGTCGTAGTGAGTTTGGACATGTCCAGATTCGATATGCATGTAGGGCCTGAGCTTTTGAAAATTGAGCACCAGTTCTACAAAAACATCAACCACAGTGAACAGCTTGCAAAGTTATTAAAGTACCAAATAAGCAACAAATGCAAAATTTTGAGTAATTTTCTAGATGCAGAAGGAAACAGTCATCGGTACGACGTCGATGGAAATCGAATGTCAGGTGACAAGAACACCGCAATGGGCAACTGTATTCTCTGCATCATGATGCTGGTACTATTATGCGAGCATCTGGGGGTTGACAACTACGACATTCTTGACGACGGCGATGACATATTATGGTTTCTAGAAGACGATGATTGGTCACGCCTAAGCTCCGATGAAATAATTGCGAAATACCGCTCTTTTGGCATGACTGCCAAGGTTGAAGCGGTCACGGACCTGATCGAGGAAGTGCTGTGGTGCCAGGGCAAGCCAGTGGAATTTGAGCCAGGCGAGTACAGAATGACGCGACACCCATTCAAGGTAATGACGAACACGTTAACGTCGCACACGCTTTTCCATGATGAAAAACAACGAAACGACAATGTGCATTCTTTGGGTGTCGCTGAGCTAGCCCTGAATCAAGGAGTCCCAATTTTACAAGAGTACGCCATAGCACTGATCCGGAACTCACCTGGCGCGAAGTTCCGCACTGCAGTCCTTGACAGGTGGAAACACCTGGGCGAGGCACGGCGGCTTGGGATCAAATTGCAAGACCAAAAAGCGAAACCAGTAACATTGAGAACACGCAATTCATACGCCCGAGCCTGGGGCATTTCAGTCACTGAACAATTGCGAATTGAAGAAATTTTGCGAAATTGGCAATTTGACCCCCAAACCCACCAACATTTCGAGTTCACTTTCAACGTGCAAGATTGGTCTCATGAACAAGGAACGCAAGTAATACAATAACACCACCAACAGCCTGCCTGTGCCCAACATGAACCAGCTGTTACGAAGCGAGGCCAAGGCGCTTGGTCAACAAGTTGCTGGCGGCCTACTAGCGGAAGGAGCAGCAGCAGGCGCACCGGTGCTGGAAGTCCTTGACACGATAAGGGAAGAGCATGAGCCAATCCACGTTCACCCCCACAAACGCCGAGAGTACGTTGACAGAGCCGGACCATCAACAGCAAGGCTGGAGCGCGAGGTTCGCAAGGAGGAGAAGGAGCTGGAGCACTCCCTCGGGAACTTCATTCCCGCAGCTACCGCTGACGTCGTACGAACCGTCGGGCCACGTGTCGGCTCGCGTGGCAACCACATGGTTGTCGGACACAGGGAGTACATGGGCGAGGTCACTTCATCGACAGCATTCGAGGGCAAAACGTACCCAGTGACCCCGGTTTCCGCAGTCACATTCCCGTGGTTACAGCAGATCGCGCACAACTATGAAACCTATCGGTTCACCAAGGTGACGTTCGAATATGAACCAGCAGTCGGCACCAACCAGGCCGGGACCGTCTTCTTTGCGATGATCTACGATCCTCTCGATGATCCCCCAGTGGACAAGAACGACGTGTTGCAGAGGTTCAATTCAGTTCGAAGCCCGTTGTACCACGCGGCAAGCATGAAGTGTGACTATGAAAATTTGAACAAGGTGCGGAACCACTGGACATCCAGCGCAAACTTGATCGATCCAGCACAAGGCGAAGCTGATTTGAGGCTGACGATGGTCGGGCGGCTGTTTGTGGGCACGGAGGGCGCGGGCACCATATTCACCGCTGGTGATCTCTGGGTCACCTACGAAGTCGAGTTCGCAACCCCGCAGTGGTCACCATCCAGTTGGGTGTTCAACCATGCAGTCAATTACTTTGGCGAGACGGGGTTCCGGACCGAGGCGCCGATTGCGTTCGGGTTGCTTGACAAGGCAACAGCGGCGCCGAATGGGGCTGGCAATGGTGGGCATCTTGTACGGTCGGGCCTTTCAGACGTGAACACAAATTTGTATTTAGCTGTGCCAGGGTATTATCTCTGGCGTGCTTCTGTGAAAGCACCTTTCATTTCCCCATACCCAACATTTGTTACATTGACTGTTGTGACACCTGTGCCACCAGGTGCGTCACCACCTTTTGTGTCCAACTACTGGACAGACGGGGTTGTTTTTGATTCAACCAAAGAATTTGTTGAAATGGGGGCAGCAATTGTTCACAGGCCGTGCGAGATTGCCATCACCATTGACGGGGGGGTGTCGACCGGGGCTTCAACACATGTAACATTCATGCCATGGTACGCTGAGAAGGTGACAGAACCGCCGCAATTTTCACAACGGGCCATTGCTTCAAACATTCGTGGGCTTAGCCAAAAGTCCACTGGCCCTCGGCGCGCTGGCCAGCCAGCGCAGCGCAACAGGCAAGTGCATTACCAAAAGTCAAACTCATGGGCGGGATCTGCCCGCAAGTGCCGCGGCAAGCCTTCTCAATCTGGAGCAAAGCAGCAACGACCGAAAACCTCAAGGCAGCAACAGCAGAAACCGCAGCAGCGACAACGGCAACAGCAGAAAGCTCAGAAGCGGCGTCGAGCGACGCGGGGGTAGAGTGTGAGTCGAGCGATTCGTGGATTGTTCTTGACCAACTGGCCAGTCATTAACAATACCCGCCAGGACCGGGTTACGTCCTTTTGCCAGATCTCTCACCTACCATTGCACTCACTCACTTTGACACCTCACTCACTTTTTGCACGTGCAATGATGAATCACTCACAGCACGTCGCGCATGGCAACGCGCGGATCTGTGTGCATAGTGGCAGTCTAGCGCACTGCTAGGTTGAAACCGTCATACGTAAACAGTTGTGGGACGATCGGGGCGGCACTTGTAAGACCTTGATACCCGGGGACCGAGTATGTCATGTCTATGCGAAGTCCACTGGGCTTGGAAACACTACTTGTGAGCGTGAGACCAGATCAACAACCCAATGCATGCAGTGAAAACACCATTCAACCCTGCCAAGGCGGTCGATAGGGACGGAGATCCCGGCGAGCGGGTATCCACCAGCCACCCTACGAGCCTAATGACCTAGAATGCTACGACCCAGCCC